CTAGGTGTTCGGGGCGAATGTCGCCCTTACTTGCTCTGCGGTCTTTCTTGCCTTGCATCAAGCAGAGCACATCTCCGAACATAAGAACGTGGCCATTCTGCGCTCGGCATTCATCGAGGTGCTTGGCCAGCAGCTTGCGGTCACACTTTGGGTTGTCTAAGTGAATGTCACTTAGCAACAAGAATGTTGCTGTTTCACTGAACGCTGTGTAGGGGATGCGCAGCTCAAGGAGCTCTGGTGTCTTGCGTATAGATGTGATGTTCACAAGACGGGGCTCCGTGTGTACTTAGCCTAAGGGGCGTGGCTTACAAGCATTGCCCAGCCGGTGCCGGGGCCGTCAACCTCCCAGCGGCGCAGCCAGTTCTTGCGGCTGTAGGCAATGCCTGCACCGTTGCTGTGGTTGACGTAGCCGCCGTTTACCATGTCGGCCTCGCCGTTCGGGTCGTTGTGGATGTAGGCATCGCTGGTAGCGCCAATGATTACGGACCAGTGGCCGCCTCCGGTTGGTGCGCCGACAGGCCCCTTATGCAGCCAGCCCACCATCACGGGGCGCCCGGCTTCGAGTTCGGTTTCGATCACGGCAGGGGTGCAGTTGGTGCGCAGCCGTGCTGTTAGCGCCAAGGATTGCAGCGCCTTGATCTGCGCTTGCGCGTTGGTGGTGTCGCCGTACTTGGCGCGGATCTTGTTGTAGGCATCATCGCTGGTGACTTTGCCATAGAAGCGGGCCACCATGGCAGCGCTGCTGCTGAAGCATTCGCGATAGCCGGTGCCGCTGGCATTATCGTTCTGCGCCTCATACGGCACACGCAGCAGGATGCCCTGCTGTTGCAGTTGCGGTGCGCCCTTCTGCCAGAGTGCGCCTTCGGCCTTCCGCCGCCGCAGCAGGCCAGCCTCAACGGCACTGCCAGGGTTGCGGTAGAGCAGCAACGCAGCTGGTACAGCGCTCCAGTCCTTATCGCGCAATGCTGCGCTGATGGTGTCGAAGCCAGTGCTGCCGTAGAACCCAATTCCGAGGTTGTAGGCGAAGCTGATCAACGCGCAGCGCTGCGGATCGGCCATGCTTGCCCAGTGCGGGATCGCACGCAGGCGGTCTGCGATGCGGTCTACCTCCAAGCGGAGCAGCATGTCGGCTTCAATGACGTTGATCTTGTCGCCGCGCTGTACGGCGCTGCCATCCGGGAATCGCGTGGTGCCATAGCCAATCGTCCACGGATCGCCGCCGCTCAGCGGATCAGGGTAGGCGCTGAGGTGGCAGCCCTCAAACTCCTTGATGATCTGAATCGCATCGGCCAGATCGGTCTGCACTCCGGCTGTACTCCATGTCTTGAACCATGGCTGATCGCGGCTCAGAAGGCGCGGGCCGATGGCAGCCTCCAGCTCACTGATCGCCGCCAGCTGATGCGGCAGCCCTTTGAAGTAGCGGAACAGATCAACCAGCCTGAGCTGCGTCATGGCCGTTGCAGGTGCTGCGGTACTGGCTGCCGGTAGCTGAATGCGCTCTTGATTTCGGACCAAATGACAGGACTGAGCATGGCGGCAACCACGGCAAGGATCACCACCTGCGCCATCCGCGTCTCCAGTCGGCCAACGCGGACGCCTAATCCGCTCCGCTCAGTCTTGTCGGAGATGGCGGCATCCAGCAGCTGCTTCAGCTGGCCTTCCAGCACGCCAATGGCACGCAGGATCTCGCCGTGCGTTGGCTCAGTCACCGCTTACGCGAGGCAATGCCACGCAATGCGCCGAGGATCAGCTGAACCCAGCCGTTGGCCTTAACGCCTGGCAGGAGACTGAGGATTTCGGAGCCGGCCAGCAACGTTATGGCAACGCTGGTGATCCCCTCGGGAGTAGGTGCCATAGCTGGCGTGAATCGCTATCTCAGGTTAGCTGCCCGATGCAGCGCCGCCCGCCAGGGTACAAGTGACTGTGGAGGCCAGGCCGGCAGATGCTGCTGGCACCACAGCTGGCACGCTGATCAGGCTGATTGAGACGTTCACATAGCCGGCGGATAGATGGTCTTCCTGCGGCTGTGCGGCGTAGCGCCAGTGCGTAGAGGTTGGCACCAGGTCTGTGAAGCTGGTGTGCCCGGCCCAGGCTTCAGTGCTGAGCGGAAAGGCGATGTAGCCGCCCTGCTGTGCGCGGTAGTGATCGCGCAGCAGTTTGGCCTGAGCCTGCGTCAGTGCAGCGAAGCTCAGCTCGAGGATGTGGCTGTAGGCGGTGGTGCCATGCCGGAAGCGGATGCTGCCACCACCGAAGCCCTTCTCCTCGGTGACGGGGAAGGTGCCCATGCTGTAGCGGCGTGTGGCCGGCTCCAGTGCCGGGAAGGTGGCCATCAGTTCTGCAGCGTGATGACGCTGGAACCCAGGCTGAAGGTTGCGGCGCTGCTGGAAACATCGGCGCCAAAGTCCACGTAGCAGACCAGCTCATCAGCGCTGCTGGCGCCGCCGCGTGATTTGTAGATCACAGCGGCCCTGGCAGTGATGGTGCTGGTGGCCCAGTTCACAGCGGCAAAGCTGAGCGTCACGCGATCGTTAGCGGTGGACTTGGTGACTGTGCAGGCAGTGGTCACGCCACCGGCGGTGTAACCGGTGCCGCTGACTTCATTCGTAACGGCAGATCGCTTCAGGTCGGTGTCCTTATTTGCCGCGTAGGCCGATGTGACCAGCAAGACCTTAAAGGTGTCAGTGTCGAGGTCGATGGCGCCACGGGCCATGTCATCAACGAATGAGTTGTAGATCAGGCTGGCCATGGTTGATGCTCAGATGGATTCATTCTGCCGAGATGGCAGGCGGCTGCGGCGCCAGCGGCCAGGTGATGTCAAACGGGTTGGGCGCATCAGCCAGATCACGCAGGGCCTGGCGGTAGGTGGCCCAGGCGTCACGATCGGCGCCGAGGTCGTAGTCAGCAATCTGCGTCCAGTCGCAGGATTTCAGCAGCTGGATGCGCTGCAGGCGGACCTTGGCGTACTGCGCCTGCAGCTCGTCGAAGCTGTAGGGGCGCACTAGGAATTGCGTGCCATCCCAGTCGATCGTTTCCAGCTTTGGGTTGCACTCGGGGCGCTGGTAGGGGCCGGAGTAGCCGGCACGCTCCAGCTCGTCAGGCGTGAAGGTGGCGCGATCTGTACGGGTGCTGCCGTCCGCAAAGCGGATGCGGTGCGGCAGGGGCGCTGGGGTGGTGGCGTTGTGGGAGTAGAGCATGACCATGCGCGGGATTAACTAATCGCTACCTTATTTGTTACATAGAGAGTGTCTTGGGTCACTTCATTGAGGCTTGTTCCGACTGTTATGGTTGCCAGGCTGACGAAGTTTGCGTTGCTTTCGTTTGATGCGTTGAAATTAAACGATGCCGGGAATCTGGGGCCATACAATCCACCGCCATAGGTTACAAAGATGCGAATGTGCGTAGGCGGCGCTACGGCAGAGCCCAAATCGAAAGTAATAGTTGCCGAGCTTTGGATCCCGCTCCAGGATTCTTTGTAGCTTCGATTGCTTGTATTTGCATCAACAATACTGGCATAGCTTCCACCGTCCCAAGTGAAGCTGCCGGTTGCTGTTACGCCTGTGATTACCGTGTTGTCGTTGTAAAGTTCAACCTCTGCGATTTCGATGGTGTTTGCGTTTAGTGATGTGTTTGCAAATGTATCTAGCCTGTAATACCTATAGAGTCCTGATGATGATGCTGGCCAGATCGCCGCACGCTTAGCCACGCTCTGCTCATTCTGGAACCAGAGCCCGGTTGCTGCGCTGGTTGTCGGCGTGCGCCGAACGCCCATCAGTCCGCCGTTAAAGCCGAGCATCAGCTGATGTCCTCGTAGGAGATGACCAGCTCCAGGTCGCCGGCGGCGCTGGCCTGTGCGCGGAGGCTGTGGCCTTCCTCCAGGTAGATGTAAGCCTCGCGGGTTACCAGCACCTGAGTGGCATCAGCTGGTACGGCGATGGTCTTGCCGATAGCGAAGCCCGTGGTGCCGTTGTAGTGCTCCAAGCTGATGTCAGCTGCTGCGGTGCCGTCAACGTTGGCGCAATACACCGAGTTGATCTTCAGCACTTTGCCGCTGCTGGCGCCATTGCTCAGCGCTGCCGCCATCGAGGTAGTGACGGCATAACCCACGGTCTTGCCGGTGACGGTTGTGACGGAGCTGCCAGATTTAATGTTGGGAGCTGCCATGAATCAGTCCCAGCTGGTGTAGGGGTCTTCATCCCAGTATAGGAATGAAGAGAACTCGTAACCGCCACCGTCGGCAACCACAGAAGCCGTCCCGCCTGCCAAGGTGATCGTAATGCTCTGCTGCAGGCCGTTGGTAGTTACAGCAGCTCCAGGTGCCAGCGTGATAATCACAGCCAGCTCAGCGCCGCCTACAAACTTGCCCTCAGGCGGCACCGTTTCCAGTGCCAGCTCGACGTTGTACCGTCCGCAGTAAACGTCGTCTACGGTTGGCGCTTCCGTGTATCGCCAGCGGTAATCCGTCAGTTGGTAGTCGCTGATGGTGGTGACGCCGCTCCAGATGCTGGACGGCATGGTAAAGCTCTCAAAGCTGCCGAACTGGCCTTGGTAGTGGCTGAGGATGCTGAGCATGTCAGCTTCAGCCAGTGCGATAAAGCTCAACCGCACTGAGCTGCTGAGCATCACGTTGCTATGGCGCACGCGATTCTGCAGGCCGTTATAGGCGGTGAACGGCGTGTGCGGATACTCGCCTGGCGTGAAGGCGCGGGTTGCTGGCGTTAGGGCGGGGAAAGTGGCCATCAGGGTGCGTTTGTGTAGTCAACGTAAGTTGTCCACGTTGCTCCGCTGTCTGGCGTTGTCTGCAGTTGTTGGAGGTTAATGCCAACACCTCCATCAAGTTCTAGGTTCCAGCTAATGACGCCCCAGCTGTTGTCAATGTTGCCGTTGCAGTCACGCCCTCGCACGAAGCCAAAGACTTGGCCTGTCGCTATTTCAGTGACGTATTCGACAAACGGTGAACTTCCGGCCGGCGCATAATATAGGCTTTCGTTGTTTGACATCTTGAACGCGTAGCGTGCATTGCCACAAGTTGTGACCGGGGCATAGGGTTGGTTACTGCTTACAACTGTTGCGCTTCCTTGTTGCGAGCCGTTAAAGCACCTCGTAATTGATTTGTAGGTACCAGCGCCTTGATCGCCAACTACGAGTACGCCGGGAATCGCGCTGACAGTGCTGACAAATGAGGGAACGTATTGCCCAGGCTCTGGCACGTACTCAAAGGATCCCCCCGGCGAATCGCGCTGAATGGTGACAATCTTTACGTCGTCCTTGTACCAAGTGATTGACTCTATGTTTCCGCTGCTGCCGCAGGGACCAGTCGCATCTGCAAATGGATACAATGCACTGCCTATGCCGGCTGGCATGTTGGCCGGGAATAATATATTCGGAGGAAGTACACCATCCAACCCATCGTCAGTGTTGCCGGTATCGCCAGTCGGCGCTGAATCGTTGAAGCCCAGCCCGCCGCCGCTAGGTGATAGCTCCAGTGGGTCAGCGCCATCAGCATCGGTGAACGTTTCAGCGGGGATGGTGTTGTCGCTGCTGGAGTTCACATCGCAGCTCACGCCAGTGCGGCCGCTTGGCAGGATGATGCCGGTGCCAACAGAAGCAACCACATCCAATGCGATCAGGCTGCGCCCTTGGTCGTCGATCGGAAAGTGCGTGGCCTCATAGCTCACATCACCCGCCAGCGTCTTGGTGATCCGCTCCACCTGGTAGAGGTAGTCATGCACCGAGTTGGCGTAGGTGCTGTTATCACGCTCCAGCCGCACGCGAATGATGTCGCCTGTGCTGATGATGATGTTGTGCTCCTGCGGCTTGGCTGCAAACCGTATGGTGTGCGTGGTATAGAGCCGCTTGGCCAGGATGTAGGCGCCAACCTTGACGGCGTGATCCTCGCTGGTGCAGAACGTCGAGAGATCATGCGACTCATACGGCCCGGTCTCGGCGGTGCTGGCATAACGCACCTCAGCGGTGCGGATGATGCCGATGTCGCTCTCCAGCTGCTGGCGCCAAATCACTTGCGCCACGAAAGGCTGCCGGTCCGCCAGTGACAGATAGTTGATCTCCAGCGTGCCAGGCAGCACCGTGTCTTCGGTGAAGGTGTATTCCGCCGTGATCGCCGTGGTCTTGATGGCGCCGCCCGCAGTCACCGGCAGCAGTGGCCGCAGCCCGCGCTTGCCGCCTGCGCTGCTCTCAGCCAGCAAGAAATAGGGCGCCAGCCTAGCGGCAAGGTCGGAGTAGTTGGTACTTTCGCGGATCTCGATGTTGCAGGTAAAGCCGTTTACCTCAAGGAACGTGGCTGCTGCCAGCAGTGCGGTGTTGTCGATCATCGCCGCTGGCACCCTGCTGGTATTGACCAGCAGCCACTTCACTAGGTCCGCGAAGTTGTCGCTGGGTCCGGTCACGCTGTCGTAGATCCGGGTGACGGCCATGCCACCACGGATGAACAGATGCACCTGGCGGTTGTACTGATCGAAGCCGTCCGGAATGGTGACGTTGAAGCTGAGCGTGCTAATGTCCGGGTAGCTGCCGACCGTGCCGCAGAAGAACGGCGCCTCGGGCAGATCCTTACCGGCACGCTGCACCAGGAAGTTGCCGGGTGCCCAGGTACCGGCCCTGCGGTCGTAGGTCTGCGTATGGGCGCCAACGCGGCAGGCACGCTGAAAAACATCCTTCACCGGGATGCTGTCGAGCTGGCCCTCGCTCAGCACCAGCATGTAGTAGGCGGTGACGTTGTTGCTGGCGTCATTCTCGAAGCGTGCTTCGGTGGCGCCGGGGCTGATCAGGATGCCGCCTTTGCTGTTGCGGAATCGGGCGAACACGATCGGCACCGGCTCGCCAATCTGCGCGAATCGCTGCGGGCTATCTAGCTCTGTAGTGCCCTGCGCGGCGGTTGCATCAGCTGGTGCGTTGATCTGACCGGCCTGGATGGCCAGCAGTGCCAGTGGATCGCTGGAGGAAAGGAAGCTCACTGCCTGATGCCCTGCCCCATGATCGCCAATGTCAACCGGCGCGGCGGCACTTGCGCTCCAACGGGAGACAATGCCGAGCCGAGTTGTATTGTCAGGCTAGTCAATCCGCCATTGCCGCCAACCACTTGGCCGGTGTATGCAGCCACCAGCTCCTGCCCAGCTTGCGGTGTGTTGTTGCCCAGGGTGGAATCGAACTGGTAGATGCTGAGATCCACCAGGCGGCCATCGCTGATGGCAGCGAGGAACGCATTCAATACCAGGCCGGTTGCTGCAGCGGTGACGGATACTGACTGCTCAGTGCCACTGCTGCCAGCGGTGATGCCATCAGCAATGAACGGCACGTAGTTCCAGCTGGCGCCGGACCATGTGACGCTGGTGTTGGCGTAGTAGCTCTGCCACCGCTGGTAGGTAACGCCAGCAGCGTCGTAGATGCGAAGGTATTGGCTTTGCGCTCTCATCAGGCCATGCCCAGCGCGATGCGTGCAGACGGTGTACGCAGACGGCCGATCACGCCTTCAGCGGTCAGCCGCATGGCACGTTCCATGTCGGTCACGGTGACGTAGCGCTGGCCGTCAAACTCCATCACCGGGCCGGTGGTGATGTTGATTGTCGGCGCTCCGCCGCCTGATGCAGCACCTGCCAGCACTGCGCCGCCGCGAGCACCTGCTAGGTAGTTGCTGCTGGCCGCGGCCATCTTGGATTCAGGCACCACATATTCGCGCTCGCCGCCTTCGCCCACCATCGCCAGTGTTGGTCGGTCCACCACGCCGCCCTGGGCAAAGGCTGGCACAGTGAGCTGTGGAATCAACGGGATGTCGGGCGCCGGCAGTCGGTTGAACGCACGGATCAGCACATTGATCAGTCCTGCCGCAAAGTTCACTCGATCGCCTAGGTACTGCAGCACGCTACGAAAGACATTCTTAATCGTGCCAACTACTGCCTCAAATGCTTTGCCGATCGCGCTGCCGATCTTGCTGAAGATCGCCACTGCACCATCGTACAGACCCTTGAAGAATCCAAGGATGGGCTTTACGTAGTAGTTCATGTAAGCCTGTGCGCCAGCTTTTAACAAGCTGCCGATCTTATTAAAGGCTGCGCCGATAAAGTTCACTACAGCATTGAACGCTGCACCGATCTGATCACGGAATGCGTAGATCGCAACGCCAGCTGCAACCAGCAGCGCCACGATACCAACCGGGCCAGTGATCAGTACAATGAACGCGGTGGCAATGCCAGCAATGATGCTGCCTGCGCTAGCCAGTGCGCCACCTGCTGCGAACAGACCAGCAATCGCGCTGCCGATTGAGATGATGGCAGAGATTGCAGGCGCCAATGCAACCAGCGCTGTGAGCAATCCGCCAATCACCAGCAGCGTGGCCTGCACCGGCTGTGGCAGTGCCGTGAACGCTTTGATGATGCCAACGATCCCCTGCGCGATGCTTGTAATTGCAGGCAGCAACGCCGTGACTGCTTCATTGAATGGTCCGCTCAGACTGCGGCCGATTGCATTCAATGAATCATTGAACTCATCAGCTGACTTCGCCATGTCGCCAGAGATCGTGGCTTGATATTGCTCAAGCGCGGCGCGGCCTTGATTCAACATTGGAATCAGCTCAACGCCAGACTTGCCGAATAACTGCATCGCTAACGCAGACTTCTCAGCGCCGTCTGGCATCTTGGCGAAACGATCGGAGATCTCAAGCATTACAGCATCAAGGCTGCGAACCTTGCCCTGTGCATCTCTGGTGGCAACACCGATGCCGGAAAGCGCCTTGCTGGCGGCAGAGCTTGGATCGGTGATGCGCTTGGCAAGTTGCCCCATGCCCTTGGCGACGCCTTCAATGCTGCTGCCGCTATCCTGCGCTGCCTGCCCAAACCTGCTGAGCGATTCCACGGCCACGCCAGTGCGCTGGCTCATGTCATTCAAATTGTCTGCCGCATCAATCGAACCCTTAGCGATTGCGGTCAGGCCAGCAACAGCCCCAACCGGCAGCAGCGCACCCATCAATCCGCCGACACCCTTGGCAGCCTGCCCCATGCGCCCGAGGCCGCCGCCGACTGTTCCGGCTTGCTTGTTCAGATTGCCAAGGCTGCGGCTAAGGCCGTCGATCTCGCCCTGGCCTTGAACATCTGCCTTTACCTTCAGGATCGCGTCAAGCTTCACGGCTCACCAATCGCAGGACTTCAGCCTCGATGATCTGCAGATCGCTCAGCATCGCAGATTCATCCGCCACTGACCGCAGTCTAAACAGCCACGCCACTGCGCCATAGTCCAACCCGATCAGGCCGCCGGGGCCGGTGCGCCATTGAGTCTGGCAGTCGAGGAACATCATCAACGCAGGCCACGCATCTGGTTCAACCTCAAAGTGCTCAGGTTGGCCGGGCTCAAACCCGACCACGCCAAGCACCGCGGCATCGTCTGCGGTTTTGTCGATCACGCCGCCCTTGACCCAATGATGGGCGGCGTCTTTCAGTTTTTTGCTTTGTTGCCGGTGACGCTTTCGAAGTACGCCACCACAATGGCGCTGGCGACTGCCGGGATATTCAGCAGCTCAGCCTTGCTGGCGGCAGTGAATGGCACATCCTCGCCGTCCTCATCCTGCACATTGCTCCAGCCGGCCAGTACCTCATCGGCTACCGATTGGTCGGTCAGCTCAATGCCATCATCACCGCGCTGCTTTGCCCTGAACAGGTCCTGGATCTCGTTGATCCGCGTCTGCGCCAGTCGGTTGAACCGCGCATCAAAGGTCTGCTTCTCGTATCGCCCGCCATCAATCGGCAGGCGCAGCACCACCGGCCACTCATAGGTGGCCGACTTCTTCAGGACAAATGCCATGCAGGATCAGGAGAAGGTGATCGAGACTTCATCGTTGCCGGCGCCGGTTGGGATTGCCACGTAGGGCAGGTTCAGCATTTGCACGCCGTCCTGGTCAGCATAGGTCGGGTTGCTGATGTCCACCTTGGGCGCCACCAGCGAGACCCTGTTGCCAGCGGTTGTGCCATGTAGCAGCGTCAGCACGCCGGTGGTGTCGTTGTTGGCGATGGCGAAATAGTCCTTCGTGGCGATCGGCACAGCTTCGATCATGCACTCGCCGGATGGCGCCCGATTGGTGATCATGATCTCCTTGGTGCAGCCAACCAGTTCGCGGTAGACCAGTTCGTTAGCCATATCAAGGCTGAGCGACTGCAGGCAGCCGGCATAGCTCAGAAAGCTGAACGTGCTGCTGTTGCCCGGCTTGAAGATCAACGGGTCAGCCTGTGCGGTATAGGTGCTGGCCGGCGCCGCCGTGTCAGTCGGTGCGTTGTAGATCCCGGTGAACTCGAAATCGATCGTCGGGATTGCTCCCACTTCAGCGCTCAGCGAGAATGTGCCGCGGCAGCCGGTGGCCTTATGCAGCACGCCATCATTGTTGTAGTAGATGGTGACGCTGTCGAAGCTGCTGCTGACTGGCTTGTAGCCGACGTTAGCGGCGATGCTGTAGTTGCTGCTGGCGCCAGGCGTGAAGCTGGCTGTGGTGGCCTGCACCGTTGCCACCTTCGTGCTGCCCACGTAGTCAGTGATCACGCCGGTGCCGCCCGATCCGGTGCCGCTGGTGATGCTGATGATCATGCCAACGTAGGCATCATCCGTAGCGCTGGCGCCTGCCGCCAGGGTGATGCTGCCAGCAGAGCCTGCCGTAGCGGTGCCGGTGACTGCAGAGCTGGTTGTGGTCTCGGCCATGCCGCACGCCTTCAGCAGGGCCCCGAATCGCGGAGCTGTAGCAGCGGCGCCGGATCCGGTCAGCTCGATCTGGAAATTGATCAGCACGCGCTGGTTGGCCAGCAGCTGGTCGCTGTTGCCCAGCCATGGCCGAATTAGCTCGCGACTGACGACATCCGATTCAAGCGGTGTGACATCAATCGAGCGGACCAGCAGCGCATCCGTCCCAGCCGGGCTGGAATCAGTCGCGTACGTTGCCTCGGTTTTTACGAGAAGGAGTTGCTTGCGTGTCAGCAGTGCCATCGGGAGCAGTCTTGGGTAAAGGTGCAGCCGGCAGCCTTACGCCGGTTTCAGGGTCCAAGACGTATGAGCCGCCTTGGCCGTGGTATTCATCCAACATGCTAGCGATGATCAACCTGTTGCCAGATTAGCGACTGCTGTGCGATACCTGATCAGGTAATCACACGCGATCACGCCAGCCGGTTGATCAGCCTCCACCATGTCGAACTGCACGCCACGCGGCTCAATGCTCATCGCGTAGCCACCAACTGTCTGGTCGGCCATGACCTTGGCGTGCAAGCTTTCAATGGTTGCATCAGCCTGCTGGTCTGGGATCGCGCCGCGCACGATCACGGCGATCCGCACCGTCAGGCTCCAGTCGGTTTTGCAGAAGCTCACGTCCGTGTTGGCCTGATCTGAGATCGGCTCAACCACAATGGCCGGCGACTCGCCACGTGTGATCGGCTCCACCCTGCTGCGGTAGATGCGCGTGCTGACGCCAGTCGTACCAGCCAGTGATGAGGCAATAGTGGCCAGTATGCTTTCGCGGCGTGTTGTCATG